CTGTGTTCTCTTTGCTAATGAGATGAATAAGTATTCATTCCTAGATAAAGACATGCAATATTCTTTTTATCTAAATACACTTAGGAAAAAGAAGAGATTTAGTCCCTGGCTCCGAAAGGAAAAAGTCACAGACCTTGAAATCATTAAACAATACTATGGTTATAGTAACGAAAAGGCATCTAATGCTTTGAAGATATTAACCCCTGAACAAATTAATTTTATTAAACAACGACTTGAAACTGGAGGATCGAAATGACGACTACCACTGAGCCAACTGTACAATGGTCGCAAGACCAGATGGTAGAAGTGCTTCTCAATGAACCTGATGATTTTTTAAAGGTAAGAGAAACCCTTACAAGAATTGGTGTAGCATCAAGAAAGGAAAAGAAATTATATCAAAGTTGTCATATCTTACATAAGCAAGGTAAGTATTACATCGTTCATTTTAAGGAATTGTTTGCCCTTGATGGTAAACATGCTAACCTTACTGTTAATGATGTTCAACGTCGGAATCGTATTACTCGTCTTCTTGCAGATTGGGGTCTCATATCTGTTGTAAAATTAGAAGATGTTGCAGACATTGCACCACTTAATCAAATTAAAGTTTTAGCTTATAAGGATAAAGGGGAATGGATATTAGAACAAAAGTATAATATTGGAAAGAAAACTAAACCAGCAGAAGACACGTAACTTTACTAAAGTCTTTAAAAAAAATGCTTGACATATAAATACTTTTGTGTTAATATGAAAACATTAGAAGTACACTGGAGGTAAAATGCACAATTTAATCTCGTATAATAATCTCAAAGCATGGCCTTCTTATGAAGAGACCGAGGATACAGATCAAGTAGCGGAATACTTTGAGTGTATCACTGACTGTGCAATAGATGACAAAAGTTGTATCAGTGAATGTAGATTAGTATTAGATTAAAGAAAACCGAATAGAATGGGAGGGGATTCACTCCCCTCTTTTTAATGGTTACTTGTATAAGTAGTAGTGTACGCTTCGGGTACAAAATTCACACTCGCTTAATAAGGAGAACCATGACTACACTAGCAAGATACCATGCTGCTAATCTTCCAGATCTTTTCGATAAGATTACAAAGAACAGCATAGGGATGGATGATTATCTGAATACTTTCTTTAATTCAGATGTCCCACAATCAAATTATCCACCATATAATTTAATACAATTAAACAATCATGAGTCGAAACTCGAAATCGCCTTGGCAGGCTTCAAGAAAGATGAACTCAAAGTCTATACGGAGTTTGGAAAGTTACATGTGCAAGGCAGTAAAGAAGAATCGAAAGTTGATGGAACGTTTGTCCATAAAGGATTGGCCCAACGTTCCTTTGAACGAGTCTGGACGGTCACCGATGATACAAAGGTTGGATCCGTCAAGTTTGAAGATGGATTATTAACAGTGGAACTAAATAAGATAGTACCAGAACATCACGCTCGAAAAGAGTATCTTTAATTATGGCTTTATCGCAACAAACACTAGACCATCTACTCGAAGCAGAGAGTAGTCTCAGAGCAGCAATTAGATGTTCTGCTACGAATGAAAAACCCATAGTAGTTACTCAACTCTCTCAATTGCTTATAGATGTTGACCGTGTGAGAGAATTTGAAAAACTGCAAGACATTGTAGATGCGGAAATTGAGAGGAAGAGAGAGTCTTGACAGACTCTCTTTTTTTTCTTATAATATAATGAGGTAAATGTAGATTATGACCGTAAAACTTGTACTATTAAAATCAGGTGAAGACATCATTGCTGATGTTACAGAGATGCGTGTAGGAGAAGATAAAGATGCAAAAATTATTGGATACTTTTTTGATAAAGCTTGTATCGTAAAACTTAAAGAGGGTCAAGATTCTACTGAAAAGAAATCTGCTTTTAAGATTTCTATGTTTCCTTGGATGCCTTTATCAGCAGATTCAAATGTTCCTGTTCCATCTGATTGGGTGGTAACGATAGTGGAACCTAAAGACCAATTAAAAACAATGTACTTGGAGGATGTAGTAGGAAATGGCAAAGACAGTGAAGATAGTGACTCTAGTAAGTCAACAACTTCTGATTAGTGAGATTGAAGAAGTAGCAGCTGTGGTTCCTGGTGAACCAGACTGCAAACTCATTAATCCTTTTATTATTAAGGATGAACTCGTTTTAGAACCTTGGTTGCTTAATGTGACCAAAGATGATATCTTCTTGATGAGTTCTGACAAGATTCTTACTCTTGTAGATCCAACCCCCACCTTACTTGAAAAATATCAAGACCTTACAGCATGAAATTCTACACCAACGTTCAACTAATCGGAAACCAATTCTTGGTCCGAGGAGTTGAAAATGGTAGAAGGTATGAACATCGTGATGAGTTTTTCCCTACTCTATTCGTCAAGTCGAAGAAGAAGACTAAATATAAAACATTAAATGGAGAAGCAGTTGAAGAAATCCATCCAGGTTCAGTACGGGATTGCCGTGAGTTCTATAAGAAGTATGATGGAATTGAGAACTTTGAGATCTATGGCAATGACAGATATATCTATCAGTATATTTCAGAGAAATACCCAGAGGATGAAATCAAGTTTGACATCAGCAAGATTAAACTTGTTACTTTGGATATTGAAACTACGTCTGAGCAAGGCTTCCCTGATGTGGAATCGTGTGTCGAAGAGATTCTGGCAATCACAATACAAGACTATACAACTAAGCAGATCGTTACTTGGGGAAGTAAACCCTTTAAGAATACTAGGAATGATGTAACCTATCATCATTGTCCTACGGAGCATGAATTACTTTCCTCCTTCATAAACTATTGGATGCAAGATGTTCCAGATGTGATTACGGGATGGAACATAGAATTTTTTGATATCCCTTATATCTGTAAACGTCTTGAGCGAGTTCTTGGTGAGAAGTTGATGAAGAGATTCTCGCCTTGGGGCCTCGTAAGTGAAGGTGAGATTGTAAAAATGGGACGTACTCATATTACATTCGATGTGGGTGGTGTAACGCAGTTAGATTATATTAATCTCTATAAGAAGTTTACTTATAAGGCACAAGAGTCTTATCGGTTGGATTATATTGCCCAAGTAGAACTAGGTCAGAAAAAGTTAGACCACTCGGAGTTTGATACGTTTAAGGACTTCTATACACAACATTGGCAGAAGTTTATTGAATACAATATAATTGACGTGGAACTTGTTGACCGTCTGGAAGACAAGATGAAACTGATCGAACTTGCACTGACTATGGCTTATGATGCTAAAGTCAATTATAATGATGTGTTCTATCAGGTACGGATGTGGGATACCATCATCTACAATTATCTGAAGAAGAGGAATATTGTTATTCCCCCTAAGAATAGATCCCAAAAGAATGAAAAGTATGCAGGTGCTTATGTCAAGGAACCAAAGCCAGGAAAGTATGATTGGGTTGTTAGTTTTGACCTTAACAGTCTGTACCCTCACCTTATTATGCAGTACAATATTTCCCCAGAGACCCTCAGAGAGACTCGACATCCCAGTGCGAGCGTTGAAAAAATCCTAAACGAAGAGGTAACTGATTTCAATCCAGAGTATGCTACATGTGCCAATGGAGCACAGTACAGAAAAGATAAGAGAGGTTTTCTCCCAGAGTTGATGGATAAGATGTATGGAGATCGTGTTATCTTCAAGAAGAAAATGATCCAAGCAAAAAAAGATTATGAAAAGAAACCTTCTAATGCACTCACAAAAGAAATTGCCCGATGTAATAATATACAGATGGCAAAGAAGATTGCCCTTAATAGTGCTTATGGTGCTATCGGCAATCAATACTTCCGCTATTACAAACTTGCTAATGCAGAAGCCATTACTTTGTCTGGCCAAGTATCCATACGTTGGATAGAAAATAGAATGAACCAGAAGGTCAATAAGATCTTAAAAACAGAAGGTGTTGATTATGTTATTGCTTCAGATACTGATTCCATCTACCTTAATCTCGGCCCTTTGGTTGACCGTGTATACGAGGGAAGAGATTATCC